GGATTAGAAAATGAAGCCTCTCTTGCAGGATTAGTTAGTGGCGCAAGTAAATTTGGAGTTGATGCAGTTAAAAAATGGACTCAAGGTGCAGGTGTACTTGGCGAAACTTTAGCAGGTTCATTTAGTGCAAAGATTACAAGCGGTGATATGAATGCACTGGTTAGAGGCGGGCAGTATGCAGTTAGTTTAACACAAGAAAAAATTAGTAATGCCGTTCAAGGGTTTTCCACTGGCACTGTTGGTGTTACTGGCACAACTATTAGAACTGCAATTGATGATGCAGTACAGACTGGTATAGCCAGTAAAAAAGTTAACGGAAGTACCTAGTTTAGGACAATAAATACAGTATGGCAACATTTATCGGATACAGTACAATAAACAAGTATAAGGATTATACAGTTACAGATTTTGATTTAATCAAACGTGACTTATTGAATGCATTGAACATTCGTCAAGGAGAAATGCCCGGACGTCCAGATGTCGGAACGTCAATGTGGAGTTTAATATACGAACCACAGAGTGCTGAAACAACAAGAGCTATCAACACAGAAATACAAAGAGTGTGTGCTCAAGACCCAAGAATAACTATTAGTAATATTGATGTTTTTGCACAAGAAAATGGTATAAATGTTGAACTCGAACTCCAAGCAGTCTCTGGACAAGACTCAGAAATGCTAACAGTGTTTTTTGACCAACAACAACAAAGAGCCGCCTACTCAGACGTATAGTATAAACTACCCAGTTTATAATGTTCATAAATACTAGGTAAGGATAGGTACACATGGCTAAAACCACAAGACAAACTAGTATATTTGGTGTTGAAGATTGGAAGAGAATCTACCAAACATATCGTGAAGCAGACTTTCAGAGTTATGACTTTGAAACACTTCGCAAGAGCTTTATAGACTACATTCGCTTGTACTATCCTGAAAGTTTTAACGACTATATTGAATCAAGTGAGTTTATTGCTCTACTAGATGTTATGGCGTTTATGGGACAAGCAGGTAGTTTCCGTAACGATTTGAACACTAGAGAAAACTTCATTGATACTGCCGAAAGACGAGATAGTGTAGTACGTCTTGCTGAACTAGTAAGTTACACTCCAAAACGTAATACAGCGGCATCTGGTTTTTTAAAAGTACAAAGTATCAGCACCACAGAAGGTGTAATTGATTTTACAGGTGTAAATCTTTCAAACATCACAGTTAACTGGAACGACACCACTAATGCAAACTGGTTAGAACAATTTACAGTTATTGTTAATTCGTGTTTAGATAACACACAAAGATTTGGACGTCCAGGAAACTCACAGACAATACTTGGTGTGCAGACAGAAGAGTATGGTATTAGTCTTATACAAGGATTTCTTCCTGTAATACCATTTACTAATACAGTTAATGGTACTACTATGTCATTTGAAGCAGTATGTGCCACATCGCAAGATCAAACATATTTGTACGAACCAGCTCCTGCTCCAAACGGTGCATTTAATATACTTTATAGAAATGACAAACAAGGATATGCCAGTGCTAACACAGGTTTCTTTTTCTTGTTCAAGCAAGGTAGTTTACAAGATCTAGATTTTAATCTTGGAGAACGTATTTCGAATAGAGTTGTTAATGTTAATATCGAAGGTATTAATAACGAAGATACATGGTTATATCAACTAGACTCAACAGGTAATATTCAAAACCAATGGACTCTTGTAGAAAACATTTATAGCGGAGCAGTTGAAGAATTAACCCCGGAACAACGTAGGTATTTTACTACCACATCAAGAACTAACGACCAAATTAATTTAAACTTTGGCGATGGTGTGTTTAGTAGTATACCAGTTGGATCCTTTAGAACTTATGTAAGATCATCAAATGGTTTAAGTTATATTATTAATCAAGATGAAATGCAAAATGTTACTCTCAGCATTGGCTATGTGTCAAGGACCGGACGTAACGAAACACTTACACTGACTTGTGCATTAACTCAGCCAGTTAGCAATGCTGCCAATAGAGAAAACATTGACGACATTAAACAAAGAGCTCCTGCAAGATTTTATACGCAAAACAGAATGGTAAATGGAGAGGACTATAATAATTTTCCATATACACTTTATTCAACTATAATCAAGTCCAAGGCAGTTAATCGTAGTTCAATTGGTACTAGTAGGTATTTGGATTTAGTTGATATCACTGGAAAATATTCAAGTACAAATGTTTTTGCCAGCGATGGTATGATATACGAAAACACTGCTGTTCCAAGTTTTACATTTACGTTTATTGATCAAAATGACATTACAGATGTTATAGTAAATCAAGTTGAGCCAGTACTAGCAAGTCGTGGTATGCAAGAATTTTACTATGAAAATTTTCTTCGCCCAAGTCTAACAAATTTAAACTTAAACTGGAGCCAAAGTACAACTGCTAACAACCAAACTACTGGATATTTTAAGTTTGTTTCAAGCGGAGCACCAGCACCAGTTGGCCCACAAGCAAGTGATAATAAAAAGTATATTGCGTTAGGTGGGTTAATTAAGTTTGTACCTCCTACAGGATTTTACTTCAATGAGTTTAACAGATTAATTGCAGGATCTCCTACTCTGCCTGGAGACAAAATGGTATTGTGGGCAACTGTGTCAGCGTTGGAACTTGACGGAACCAATCAAGGTGTTGGTAACAATGCTGATGGAACAGGTCCCGTAACAATTAATAATTTTATTCCAACACTTGCAGTTCCAACAGAAGTAATTCCAAATTTTATAACTAACTTGCCAACTGCAATTGAAACAACCATGCGTGAGCAAATTGAACTTTATAGAAATTTTGGACTTGGATACGATAACCTAACCGGAACTTGGTATGTTATTACAGCAACTAATTTGAATTCAGCAATAACATTTAGTCTTGCAAATGCACAAAACACAACAGGAACCGGACAAGATAATTCCTGGTTGGTAGCATTTGAAACAGACGGAGTAACATACACAGTTAGTTCAAGAAGTTTACAACGTTTCTGGGCTAGTGTGCTTGAAACAAGATTCTTTTATGACGGAACACAAAAAGTTTATGATCCTAAAACAGGAACAGTTATCAATGACTTTATCAACGTCTTAAAAACCAATAACCTACCGGATTCAAGTGCAACACTAAACAGCGATGAAGTACTTGATATCATTGACCAGCCTGTTGAAACAGATGGATTTATAGATGACTTCCGTGTTAGAATATCATACAAAGATTCAGATAACGACGGTGTACCAGACAACCCAGACTACTTTCAAACTTTAGTTGCACCGCTAGTTAATCCAAATAACAAAAGAATTTACCTACAACAAACGATTGATTTTGATAATCTTGAACGATATCTTCCACTTGCAGGTGGTGTGGTAAATGGTACACTAGCAACCCAGGCTGCTATAGAATTAGTAAAAAGTGAGTACCCAGACAAGCAAGTATTTTATGCGTACACTGATGCAAAATTTTATCAACTAACAGTTGCTTATAATGGACTTAGAACTATTGCACAAGTTACTGGTTATATAACATATGTTGGTCGACAAGGATTGTACTTTCAGTATAGACACAATGCACCGTTAAGTAGAAGAATTGATCCAGGAACCACTAACATTATTGACATCTATCTTGTTACACAGTCGTATTATATTGCATATCAAAATTATGTTACTGATTCAACAGGAACTGTACCAGAGCCTGCAAAACCAACTATTGATGAACTTACTACAAGTTACTCAACACTTGACCAATACAAAATGATCAGTGATAACATTATTTTAAACAGTGCAACCTTTAAACCATTATTTGGAACCAAAGCAGCAGTTGAACTAAGGGCAACACTCAAGTGTGTTAAGAATCCGTCAAGTACTGCGAGCGTTAGTGAAATTAAAAGTCAAGTTGTGTCAAGTATGAATACATATTTTACTATTGACAATTGGGATTTTGGAGACACGTTCTTCTTTTCAGAGCTTAGTGCTTACTTGCACGATCAACTAGGAAGTATTATTAGTACAGTAGTTCTTGTTCCAGTGGATCCATTAAAGTCATTTGGTGATTTATACGAAATTCGCAGTCAAGCAAATGAGATATTTGTAAATTCTGCCACAGTCAACGATGTTGAAGTAATTGATGCACTAACTAGTAGTCAATTGCGAACTGCATCAAACAGCGGAGTAGTATAAGTTATGGCTAAAAGAATTCGCTCAGAAGACTTTCTACCAGAAATATTTCAAACTCCTGCTAACAAGCAATTGCTTCGTAGTACGCTTGACCAACTTACACAGAACCCAAAGTTA